GTTGTCTCGCTAACGTCTAAGTATTCCATGTGCTCATGGCGTTTATAAACGTCGCCGCCTGTGCCACTGATGACATTGGTGACGACACGCAACTTGTATGTGTGGAACTTGGTCTTGAACACACGGAAATGGATGGTGAAATCTCCGCGCCACGCCCCGGACAAATTAGCGAAGTAAAACGCTGGGGGAGCGAAACGCAAAGTGTGTCCGTCCACGGTCTTCTTGATGCTGAGACCTGGGTCTATAGGAAAAGATGCCAGCAAAGCTCCAGGAGTTTGGCCCTTGGCAACGTCAAAATATCCAATAGGAAATTGCTTGTTACACAAAGTGGCAATGTTGGTATCTTCCGCATCACAAGGAGGCGACGTGTGGGTGTCGGGATTGAAATTTCGACTAAGAACCGCTCCACGCCAAGTGCCATCAATGCAGCTGTCATTAAGCCCGATACGGTGGTCGACGGGCATAGTGTTGGCCTTGTTCATTGGTTTAGACATCGTCATCAGGGCTGCTGTCTCAAGAGCTGTTGTAACGCTGGATAGTCCTTCCATCGCGGCGTCCACGGTCGCTCCTGGGTCGAGTCCTTCAGACATGGCTTCCACCTCCGGATCCTCTGATTCTTCTTGAAGCGAGTGGTTCCAGACGTGGATTCCTTCTAACTCTGTGCCAATGTTGGTGAGATCGTTATTGAGCCATCCTGCGTTGATTGCTTCTGACTCAGTCATGATTGAAGTGGAATTGCGTGCCTCATCGGTGTATACGTACTCGGTCGGCTTGCCAGTAACATTTCGCGCAGAAAAATAATAGGTAGTGTCACCCTTGTTGTATTTGCGCGGCTGGGCCGAAACGGATTTCTTTTTGGTCCATGCTGTGTTGATAGATCTTTTGTCGGTTCCATTGGTTAACACGTTGAGGGCGCGTGCGAAAACTTGGAGTTTGCACCCGTCGCCTGCTGCACCTGAATGTGTTGAACTCGCTATTGTGTTGAATACTAGTTTAAACCAGCATGATGGATTGTCTGAAAGATTGGCCGGGATATTTTCTTTCCAAAAAGGAACAGTGAGCGTAGCTGAAGAGTTTGCATTGTAATCTATAAATACGCCGGGTCGCATCAAGTTCCGATAGAGGTTACATTCACTGCCGTCTCGTGATTCGCTGAAATTGTACAAGACGCTAATGTATGCACCGCCGTGAAAGGTCGGAATTTGATGCCACCTAAAAGTGAATTCGATGTCACATCTAAAAAATACACGGTTGTTAAAAAGGGCCGCCCAGTCGGCGTCATTTTTGAATAAGGTCTCTGGAAAACTACCTGACTTGTGGCACATAGGAAGTACGGTTACATCGGGGAGTCTAATGGGCCTGCCTACTAAGTCTTCTGCGTTTAAGGGAACTGCTTTCGTCCAATTATCTCCTGCAGAGCATGTTGCAATGCCTTTGGGAGTATCGGTTTCTGCGCTAACTTTAATTGTTTTGGACGTTAAAATGGGCTTATTTTTGTCGATTACTTCGCTAGTGAACGTGTCTCCTCCACGGGGGCCTTTAATTCCTACGGTTGCTGGTTTGGGAGCTACAGCTTTAGAATGGGATCCTGTCTTTTGCTTAGGTTTACAAGGGACTTTTCCGGTTGGCTTGGATTTCGTGGGGGATTGTTTTGGTTTAGGTTGGTCGGTTCCAGGCGTGGTCGTTTTCGTTGTTGTTGCAGTTTTAGTTGATGATTGTTTAGTGACCTCGTTTAAAGCTGAACTGCCGAGGTCATGGCCGAGCGCTGGACAGGCGTGAACTGGAAATGAATGCCCCGCCGTAAGAGAAGGTGACCTGAACTCCTTCTTTCTGTGGTTCACGTCATACATTGGGGTTGGATTGGCAGTGAAAATATTTACAGAATATATATAAGCGTAATTAACCATCTTGATGCAGCACGTTGGAAGCAACAAGAGAACCGGTGCGAAGTCCATGACGAACTAGCATCGGTTCTCGTGGAACAGTAGTAAATGTACCACCTGCTACCTCGAAGGCTCTACGTACCTTAGCGTAAACACTTTCGGCTATCGAATCGCCGTAAAAGCACGCTTCACGAAATGCGGCTTCAGCCGACACACGGGTCGCCTCCATGAGACCGACTTGCTTAGCAAAGCCATCGGAGACCCAGTTGCACATGTTTTTGATGGTATCCATGTCTAGCAACATATGGTGTCGGTTGTAGCCGTCAGGCACCCAGCGCCTTTTAAGAAAACCAACCTCATAAATGTTACGGGTGGCGCTGGAAGCTTCCTGTTTATTTTCGTCGGTATAAACATAACCGAGTTTGGCGAAATTTCTGGTGATGGTAAATTGATTGAAATGACCTTTAACCACCTCTGACACACTGAAGACGTTGTCATCGCCACACACAAGCCACGAACAAACGTTGTCGAAATCAACGTTCGAGTTTCTTGTGGAAAGACCTGCATCTTCGCAAGACATCTCATATGTCAAACGCAGGCCAACTTCGTTCTTGAGGCAGTTTACCAGCAACGTCGCTGGATTGCCACTTGGCATGCCGTGCTCCGGAAACCATACTAGGCCGTCGGATATGTGGTGGTTCTCGCTGACCTCGAGCCAGATGTACTTTCTGAATCTGTTCAGGTTTGGGTCATCTCGAGGGAAGAACGCGTCCACAAGGGCATCAACCATTTGCGTGAGAACTACATGGGGGGCTCTGGTGTCGAAACCAGAGTGGTCACCGGCTATGATAGTGTTGGTGCCGTGACGGGTGACGTGATCGAATGCTTCGTCGACATCGCATGAAAAAGGATTAAGCCCAATGGCAAACCCGTTGCGCGGTGCACACTCGAAAAATCCTTCTAGGACTGTTCCGAACAGCTGCCTGAACAGGACGACGAAACGTACGTCGCTGTAGGCGCTAATAATGCGCGTTTTACCTTGGTCTACCTTCTCAAGCGCTATAGTTTCACTCTTAAGCGTGTCGACGCTTGGGATCATAAGGCGCTCGTTCTTCTTGAATTTACGTATGGCGTCCTTAACAAAATCGCCGTACTCTTTGGGGTAAGCGTCGTGGCTGCCCTCTGTATCGTAGCTAAAGAATTCAAGTAAGTAATCAACTTTCTCCGAGGCCTCACTCTTGTAATCGTTGTTGGATTTTATCGGTACTCCACGAGATTTCTCAACGGCCATTTTTGCAAAAAAGCCGGGACTCGATTTTCCCTTTAATCCATTAACGAACTTTCTACCTGGAATACCATAATGGGCCGCATGTGGCGTTAGAACGCGGAAGTCATCTCTTCCTAACTCCTTCTGCATGATGCGGAGGTGTCGATTCATCACGTGCCGTAAAGTCTTCTTGACCTTGACGGGGTCAACGTGGGTCGGCTCTCGCGTATACGTTTTGGTCCTCACAGTGCGGGGTTCAAGTTTCTCGCCGCTACGGGTCGTAAAAGAGACCATTCTAGCTGGCCTTTTGGTCACGGGAAAAACCTTGTGTATAAAACTGGGAACCCTGTCGTTGGTACCTTTGGTGGTCTGGTCGATGGCACCTGTGATCGTGGCGTGTCCGAATTCCTGTTCCTCAGACAGTATGCGCTCTGCTTCCGACATAGTGATCTTTCTCGTAAAAACGTCGGCAGGCCAATCTGTGTAATTTAATTCCCAGATGTCGCAGCCTTTCTGGCGGAAAGCTTCCATGTTTGCCTCAATTTCGCGGCGAGTAACAGGTATGACGATGCCTACCTTGTGTGTTACACCGTGTCCTGCGTAAATACCAGCAATGGTACCTGCTATATCTGTCCCGACGCCTTGCGTGTTGACCACAACTGGAGAGCCTGAATTGCCTGGTCTGCCGTCGCACGTGGAACTGAGATAAGCTCGAGAGCGGATTATGGAACCGTCGTAGTTGTCTAGACGCCAGTCAATAGGTCTGCGTTTCTCCATTGGAGTGATCACTAAATCGGATGGAACTACCTCTACAACCTTCTCGTCGCCTTGTTTCAGGCTGGCCTGGAGGCGCCACGAAGGGTGGATACCGAAACACTCCGGTTCGTTGGTGAAGCGTTTCAAAATGCTGCGACGGCCGGGTGCAATGAGGCGGGAGAATTTTATACCCACTAAATCACGCATGTCCTTTCCTTCCTTATCGAAAGCCTTGACTTCGAAGTCGCCGGCGCGTATGACGTATTTGGTACCAGAATGAGAGACTATTCTGTGAGCTATACCGTTGCGCAAGCCGTTGACGAGACCAAAAATGACATGAGCGGCTGATATAGCGTAGCAGTCGGTGACGAACAAAATGTTGGCACTCGTCCTCCAGAAGCCTGAGTTATTCATGTACTGGACACAGAATAGATTGTTCAACGTGGCTTTGACGGCAGAACCTACTTGAGGATTGTTGTACTTCTCAGGTATCTCGGTGTCGTTTGGAGTTTCCATCAGAATGTCTCGAAGACTCGTTGAAATTGGTGTGGCCTTGTCGAGAGCGATAAGGGAATCAGAGACCACCGGGAATGATTTCTGCTCCGCGGCTGCCTTAGCTGCGCGCCTGGCCTGTAAAACCGACTCGGCTGGCTCGCCAAGAGACTTGAAACCCCAGGACATGAGAAGTTTACCCAAAACGCCGGCTTGATTGTAATCCTGGCTGATTTCTGGATACTCCGTCAAAAGAGACGCCGACTCCGTACGACGCAAATTAGCGCTAGAGAGTCTACCAAATAAGTACTTGGCAACGAAACCTCCAGCAAACACGGCTCCGATGATTGCTGCAACTTTAGTAAAAGCGACAACCACGGGGTGAGTGACAATGTTGGAGAGACTGGGTCCCAATGCGTAAAGCATACGATTGTAACGGTAGCGGGCCCAGACACTCCACGACTTCTTTATCTCGATCGTGTCTTTGAACTTGTAGATGTCAGTGTGAAGCTCGTCATGGGTAACGCCGTAACGTATGATGAGCTGTTTATCTACGTCGCCTATGGATCCTGTGGCCTTGTAACGATTATTAGCATGCGGATAGTGAGGATGCATTTTCGAACCTGCCCAGGATGTGTACGTGGGATCACCTGTCAGGAAAACTAAATAATCGCGAAGCGTCAAAATACCAACTGGATGGATCTTTCCACAACCACCCTGACACTTCAGGAAATTGGCGCACATCGGCGAAAAGATAAAAGAAGGCGTAAACGAGCTGACTTCGCGGTCTTGAGGGGCCGATTTTATGACCGATGCCTCGGCGATGCTCTGAAGAGGTGCACTACGCAAAAGGTTGACTACGCAATCAGCAGCAGTGACT